TAGCCGCCTATATGGATGATTTTGGGGTCAAAAATGGCGATATAGGGCCCTAAAACACCTATTCTTGGGAGTTTATTTAAGAATATCAACATCATAGCTTGGCCCGACCCCAATTCATGGTGATCTATACCCGGTCCATACCACGGCATGGACCACGCCATTATAAGTACATCATGGCATCATGGCTTAGCTCATTCTGATAAAAAATGATCTAGCCTATGGATAGTTTCCTTGCAATATCCTTCAGAGATAGCCTCATTGGCGTCCCGGTTTACAATTTGAGCATTTTCCGGATACCAAAAAGGTTTCACACATTTCAAGGTTTTTCTTGACGCCCTGCGCTTTCCAGCCCATCCCCCTTGACGAGTTGTAACTTGCCTCTGCCTTTTGATGAAAGCCTGCACAGCTTTTTAATTCCATCAATCTCAGTCAAGATCCCCTTCAGTGTTGGCTGATAACGGGTGTAGGCCCGCTTATCCATGAGTCCCGCCATCACCCTGACTTGACCTTCGATGCTACCTAATCGCTGGAATAGCTTACCCTGGTCAACCATTGTTATGCTCATACGCACTCCGAAAAATTTGAAGGCTGCCATCAAAATAAAGTTTTATATGCCCGGTCCTGATATTCCGCCCTTTAGCAATTATAAGCTCGGCCTCATTCTTTGGCGCGTCCCGGCTGTAAACAACCTCACGATAAAGAAACATCACGATATCGCTGTCCTGCTCAAGGCTGCCAGATTCTCGGAGGTCTGATAAAATGGGCCTCTTGTTCTTTCCACGCATTTCACATTGACGGTTTAATTGCGCCAGGCAAATGACAGGGATTTCCAGATTCCGGGCCAAGGCCTTCAACTTACGGGATATTTCGGACACCTCGCGTTCCCTTGCCTCCAGCCGCGCCCTCGATCTGATTAGCTGTAGATAATCAATCACCACGAGGCCAACATCTTCCGTCATTTTAAGGTTTTCAGACAACCCCACGAGTTCGTCAATAGTGATCGCGCCGGTGTCAATGTAAGAAATCGGAATATCAGCGAGCTTTTCGGCGCCCTCTATAAGGGCTTCCCAATCCTGGTCATTGACCCGGCCAGTTCTAACGGCCTCGAAATTGACTTTTGATCGGCCCGAGAGCTGGCGCTTGACCAATTCTATCCTGCTCATTTCGAGGCTGAAGAATGCAACCGGAACCCTTGCGGCCTCGGCGAACTCTTTCGCCATGATGCTCTTACCCATCCCCGGCCGGCCCGCTATTATAATAAACTCTCCAGGTTGCCACCCCCCGGTAATCCGATCAATCTTTGAAAAGCCGGAGGGAACCCCGATGATATTTCCATTGACCTTGCTTAGTTTTTCGATCTGCTGGATCGTTTCCCCCAGGGCCTGTTTCAGCGGAACCACCTTGGCCTTTGAATCGTTTTTTACATTGAGAACCATTTCCCGAATGCCCCCCAGGATCTCCTCAACCGAAATCTGAGCACGTAAATTATCCTGGATCGTACACGCTAAATCAGCGAGTTTTCGCCGTATAGCACATTCTCTTAACACTTTGACGTGATACGAAATTCCGGCGGACGTATGGATTCGATCAATGATGTTCCCAAGAAAACCAACGCCACCGACCTTTTCCAGTTTTCCGGCATTCTGGAGCTCATTAGCCAGGATAGGCAGCTCCAGGGACTCGCCCTGATCCACTATCCCAAGCATGGCCTCATAGATCGTTCTAAATTTCCCACTTCCAAAATGCTCAGGGGAGAGATCGGTTCGGATTTCCGAAAGAGCGGAAGGACGAAGTAATACGCTCCCAATAATAGCCTGTTCACTCAAAGAGTTGGAAAGGTTCAATCCTTCCATGGTTGTCCCCTCTTTTCAATCGTTGATTATTATCACCTTAACCAGCTGCCTTTATGTCGACTCAAGCCCCGATCGAACCAGCTGTTTCTCTCTTTTTTGGTCTCAAATCGTTCCTGCCCTGTGTTCTTTTGCCCCCGATTTACCAGCGACCTTGGTAAAACCGCAACCCCACCCCAACACTCCTGATCTGCCATGGCTGCTGCATAGACTTCACAATCAAGCCAGTGGTTGTCTCGGGCAACCTGAACCCATTCAAAAACCCCCCTCCTATTTCGCCGCTTCTCCTCCGCCAGAAGATGAGCCACATAATCGCTACCTGTTTCATTGTGAAGGTAAAAAGCCTGAGGATCTCCAGGTTTTACTTGTAGGCGCCAGTGTAAGAGGTCCTTAAACTGGCCAGTATCGATTTGCCAGAGCACAAGACCCCCAGGGATGGGCCTCCGCACCCTCCCCGGCATGGTGTCAATAATTGAGAGCTGGAGCCGCTTACCTGCAGGCCTTGACATTCCCTTTACCCCGAAGGCCACGCGTTGACCATGAGCTCGAAGCCACTGGTAGGCAGCTTCAGTGGCCGAAACGCCTTTATCTGTCGCTGTACCCCCTATGTCCACACCTGCCCGCCATATCCTCATAAACTCACCGTCAGACCCCTCGCGTTGATAGACATACTCAAAAATCAGGTTGTGAACATCTTCCCAGGTCATCAAAAACCCGTAATCCACTAACCATGACGTGAGATCTCTCCCCCAGGCCCGAATCACGTACCAGAAACCACCCTGGCCAGTATCAATACCAGCTGTCAATGCCAGCGCGTCTTTTGGAACCACAAGCGGAGACAAGTCACAACGATGGGCGAGAATATCCTCCTCCTCCTTGAGTTCAACTTTGTCAACCCAGGGCTCGGCTAACCAAGCGTTTTTAAAATTCATAAGCTTGTTGGGGTCTCCGCTCAGGTGGGCCTCTAAAAACTTTTCCGCAATATCCCCCCACCGAAGCCATGGCGAATAAAGACTTGAAAGAACAAAACCGACCTTTTCAGGAGGCCGCCCCGGGTCTTTTTCCGGTATCCATTGAGCGCCATTTTCTTCTGAAAGCATCCACTCACGGTAACTATCGTCAATCGCCTTGCTGCAATGGGCGCACTCATAGACAGCCGTATCCCTGGCAACCTGAATGCGTTCTGTGCGATCCAGATCCCGCTCGTTTTCAAATTTGATCTGTCGGAAATCGAGCTTTTGAAGTTCTTGGCAGAAAGGGCAGGGCACGTGATAGTAATAAACCACATGGCAGATCCTCAGTTGGCGCGATATGTTGCCGTCTTCTGTCGTCGGCGAGGATACATCAATAATTTTCCGAATGTCCCAAAACGCCTTGGCCCTCTCCTCGGACAAACTCAGGGGATCACTATCACGGCCAGATGCAACGGTCACAGGATATTTGTTGATTTCGTCTCTCAAGACATTCCTGCAAGGTTTCTGAGCCAAGGGAACCGGTGAATTAGATCCGGCCAGATAAAGGACCATACCCGGAAAGTGCATTTCTGAAAGCTGATAAGAATCATCACTCGAGGGCCGCTTATCCCTGAGACACGGAGTTGAATCGATCATTGGTTGAATCCGCGCCCTGGAAACGGACCGTGCATCGTCAGAGCTGGGATAGACAAGCAGACTTGAATAGGGATCCTCCGAAATGATATAACCCAAGAGATTTAATATTACCCCCTCAGATTTCCCAAGCTGAGTACCCGCTTGAAAAATAATATGACGAATTCTGGGGTCATTGTAGCTGTCCATTATGCCCTTAAGATATGGCGTCCTGGAGGTCCGCCACGGGCCTGGTTCCCTTGAGGTTCTTGGGAGTAAGACCCGGTTTTGATCCGCCCACTGGGAGACCGTCAGATCCGGAGGAGGAGCCAAGGCCTGGCGCTCCTTGGGGGTCAAATCAACCATTGTCCTTGACCTCTAAGGACTCCGTGTCCACATGGTCACGGGCATATTTATTGAGCATCTCCGTGGCGTCTTCCTTTAGGATCTCATACAGAACGGGGGCCTCCTTGTTTGCGCCCCGGAGGCTCAATCGTCTTGCCATGGAAAGAAGGTCCTTCTTGAAGAGAAATGCCCTTGAAACCCATCCCCGTTCAACATCTTCTTTGGAGATCAGGGCCCCGGTCTCCTTCTGCAACTTCAGGGCCTTCAATTCGCTATCAAGTTTCTTGATCTCAAGTTCATAATGGGCGCGATCCAGGACATCCCCGCCTCCTTCCTGACTTCCATGAGCCTCAAGGCCCTGCCCATTTTGGAGCATCCTTTCCTTTATGAGGCCTTCCGTAAAAGCCCATCTTTCGATAGCCAGGAGGTCGTATCCATGGGGGAGTTGAGGCATCCCCCGGCCCGCCCAATTTCGAATAGTTCGGATCGTTCGACCAAAATGTTCAGCAACGGCCTCAGCGGTCTTAACAGTGTGGTCTCCTAGGTTGGCACGTTCGCGGGTTTCAAGCCTTTGACGGAGATCCTGCAGGATTTGGTAGTCAGCTGCTGTTAATTTTTCGCCCCTATGGGCACGGTTCTCAAGGTTCTTGAGCAATCGCTCCTCCACTTCCTGAAGGCGTACAAGTGCCTTTTCCGTCTCTGTCTGGGATTTCTTCCTCTTTTTCCCCTGAGCCTTCCATGGATTCATGTCAAACAATTCTTGAGTTTCACCCTTCATTTTAGGACTCTTGATGATCTTGTATGGTGATTGAATGAGGCCAATTTATCTACCTAATTCAGACAGTTACAGGGCTCTATTTTCGGCCACCTTCTGATAAGCCTACGTTTAGATTTTATGAGTGAAGCACAAAAAAACCTTAGAAAGCGGGCGAGGCCTGCGCTGAGGGAAACCGCAGAACGAAAAAAGGCCAGGAAGGACCCTTTTTATTTTAAAGCAATTCATTGTGATAAGGGACCTGTCCTTTGGGTTCATCTACCATCTGCAACCGAAGTGTATCAAAGTGCTTCCGTAAACTCTTTGTTGACTTGATCTGCTTGTACCAGAAAGAATTACCCTGAGCCCATCGAATGACCTTTTCAATTTCTTTTGGGTCTCTCTTGTCGATTCGAACCATGAAATCAATATATCGTGCCCATTCCTGGAGATCCGTTTTCCTGAGCGGTACGGAGTCAATCCTCTGTAAAACCAAGTCCAAGAGGAGTTGAGAGAGACGGAATTCCAGAGAATTTTTGCTAAAAAGATCCTTCTCTTTATTCTTCTTTCCCTTCTTATCCTTCTTGTCTGTGTCCTCTGGCTGTCCTCTGGCTGTCCTCTGGCTGTCCTTTTGGTTGTCCAGATTATTCTTAGAACCCTGATAACACGGCCAATTTACTATACTAATAATTGTGTAATGGCTGTCCTCTTGGGTGTCCAGATTTCCCATTTTTTTTAATTTTTTTATTCGGTTCCTTACAGAGGAGGGTTTCATATTCAACTCGCGAGCCGCTGTATTGCGACCAAAAAGGAATTGACCGGGGTCAACCTCGATCTCAGTAGATCCTTTCCCTATTTGAACGGGGACCCAGGCCTTTTTGTGGTTCGCCTTCAGCAAACACCATACCCAGACCTTAAGGAGTCCTTCATTCCTCCACACCTGTGAGTTCAACATCTTTCTATGAATCTTTACCCAGCCTTCCATCATAGTTTATCAAGGCTTTTCAGTCGCGGAATAGGCCCACAGTTCTGTTTGAGATCCTGAAGGGCGACACCTGGAGAGGATTCAATCCACTGGACAATTTCACGACGCAAGAAGGTCAACCGCCCAGCTACTTTCCGGTAAGGGATCACGCGCCTTAGAACCAAATTACGCACGGCTGCCGGACTCCGATTTAGAAACTCAGCAACCTGTACAGTGTCCCACACTCGAATCTCCGTGACCTTCACGCATCCCCCTAAAAACAAAAACCGAGGGACCCTATGATTATACATAAGGTCAATCCTCGGTTTCTGCCCTGGTTCGGTTTTTACCCTCCTGGCTTCTACCCTGCTCGGATCTCAATAATTTGTCAGACGGATTTGGTCTACCGAAACAAATGTTCCGCAATGGCGGCACTTGGCTTCAGCAACACCGCCAGGCACCCTAAATTTCGTTACCCTGACTTTTAGCACGAGTTCATCTTTTCGCTCTCGCGAAGGCGCCAATATCACCTTGCCGCATTGCGTACAGTTTTTATTTTTCATGTTTATCTCTTCCTTTTCACCGTTCCGAGGATATCACGGGGACTCCAGGGGAGCTGGTCCGTAGGATCTAGCCCCAAAATCGCCTTGCTGCGCTCTTCAGCTTTAGCCATCATTTTTTCCAGGTCCTCCACATCCCCGCCCGATGCCTTGGTAAGCTCTCTGCCAAACTCACCGGAAAACTTCTGAGGGTATAGATTATAAATTCTTTCATCCACTTGGCCCGCAATCGACCCGAAATCGACTACATAGGCAACAGTTGCCAAATGCATGATTTCTCGTAAATCTCCAAGAACTGACACTTGCTTTTGGCCTTTTCCTTCCACTCCCTCACCTAGTGGAAGGCACGTGAATTCGCCACCAGCATCAGTCCTAAAAAAAACCAGATAGACTTTTGTATTCTCCATTCGATTTCGAAGCCACTCAAGAATGACTTGACTCATTACTTGGAGCGCCTTAGAAACAAGAGGGGAATTCGGGCTCATGCCTCCGGCCTTCGCAAACTCCGCTCGAATACTTTCACCAAATTCTCCGTTTCTCAACGATCCTTCGATCAGGGCCATACGATCAAAAAGCCATATGGAAGTTAAACCTAAGAGGATATCCTTACTCAAAGCCTGAATGAGCTTCCCACTTGTTTCCCTTGAAAGTCCCTCTCCCTCTGAAAAAAATTTCAAGATAGCGAAACGGTAAAGGTCCAGTCGACTAAAAACGTTTCGCTTTCCACGTCCTGCAGCCTTACGAATTGAAGGTGCCACGAATCCACCTTTCAACCATTGATGGGCTCGATCAATTCCAATTTCTAAGATCTGGCATATTTCCGATAGAACAAATTCCATTTTTTTGCCTGCATGTTTAAGTTTGTAAACACTGTACAAACTATTTGATTGGTTGTCAAGAGAAAAAATCATTACGGTCATTTTACAGTTGGATTGTTACATTAGCCGCTAATACGGAGGCGTGGAGATCGACTTTTAGCAGCATTTTTAATCCTTCGATCCATCTCATCTGTTCTGACGATACGTCT